AACCTCGCGGCGGCGCTGCAATCGGTCGCCACGCAAATCGCGGGCGCGCCCGCTGGCGGTGGCGATCTCGGCGGCGGTGTCGCCTAACGTACAATAGGAGCACGCACCATGGCCTTGGACAACGCCGATGGCATCACACGCGTCCCTGCGCACGTCACCGCAGCCACTACGCGCACACAGGTCGGCACGATCCGCACCGCTGTCCTAGCCGCCGACGTCGCGCTCGCCACGGTCAAAGCGGCCACCGATGCCGCTGTCACCGCCGGTCTCGGCATGGACGACGCCGCCACGATCGCGCTCGACGTAGCGGTCGAAACAGCCAGCCTCGCCGTTACCGCCGTTACGACCGCGATCAACGCATCCGGCTTGCCGAACGCATGATGCGCTGGATCGCGTTCGGAATTCACGACGAAGGCGTCGCACGATGATCGCCGCCGCCGCCGTCGTCGCCGCGCTCGCCACCTGTGCCATCACCGCCGGTGTCGAGGAGGTTGTCTACTTCCCCGTCGACATGTCCGGTCCGACGTGCGACGACGTCCGCCAACGCGTCGAATGCGGGTGCAGCGAGTGCATGACTTGGGACCTCGTCGGTGACGCGATGGCGTACGAAATCGAACGCGAAACCGTCTCCAACGCCACGCGCATCACCGTCGGCCGCGTCGACGTCGAGTACATCGCCGACGGTATCGACGTCACCGCTGTCCATCCGACCGTCTGGTGCTTCGTCGATGACCGCGTCGATGACACCACCCGATTCCCGCGCGACGGAACGCTGTACGCCTATCGTGTCCGCGCGTGCAAACTCGACAACAACTGTGGCCTCTGGTCGACGACCGTCCTCTACCGTGCCGCTCCGTACGCTTGCTACGCTGCCGGCGGTCGTGAACGTCAATGCTACGTCGGCGACGACATCGCCTCGGTGCCGTGATGACTCACGACCACGCGTCCGCATTGCGCAAACGCACCAGCGAACTCATTCAGCCCATACTCCGCGCGCTCGCGGTCAACTCGCCTACACATCTACGTCGTGCTGAGATGGCACTACTCGACTATCTCGACGGTCAGTGCGCGCTTCGCGTCGCTGCCGTGTACGAATACCAACATGGGCTCGGCCCTGCTGCGACACGCGACACGGAGGCCGCATAAGCATGGACGCGTTAATTGCCGCGCTCAAGACGGACGAAGGCTTTCGCGCGAAACCGTACAAGGACACCGTCGGCAAACTGACAATCGGCTACGGGCGCAACCTCGACGACAACGGCATCTCACGCGACGAAGCGCACGAGATGCTCATCAATGACGTGATCCGCGCACAGCGCGACGCCGCTGACCTTGTGCTGAATTGGCCCGCGCTCGACGCAGTTCGCCAGAACGTTGTCGCGAACATGGCATTCAACCTTGGCAAGCCGCGCTTGGCGAAATTCGTGAAGTTTCTCGGCGCCGTGAACGATCGCAAGTTCGTCGACGCCGCGGCGCATGGGCGTGACTCCATTTGGTTCACGCAAGTCGGCGCACGCGCGCAACGTCTGATGTGCGAGATGGAAACCGGAGTCATCGCATGACCGCCGCAGCCGCACCGCGCACTAGCACCAGCGTTACCGCCATCGAACTCGACACCGCCCGTATCCGTCTCCGCGGCGCTCGCGTCCTCATCGACAAGGTCCGCGCGCCCGGCTTTTCGCAAGAGCGTCGCACGACGAGTGGCATCTACCTGCCCGCACAGTCTGAGCGCATCCGCTCAACATACGGCCTCCTCGCCCGCGTGATTGCCGTCGGCCCGGACATCTCGCCCGACGATGTGCGCCCGGGCGACACCGTCTACATCGACGAATTCGGCGGTCGTCCCCTCTGGTGGGGTATGCGCGCGCAACCGTACTGGATCGCCGGCGATCACGAAATCATGTGTGTCCTACGCGCTGAAACCGCAGCCGATACCGCCGCGATCAACAGCGGTCTCGCACTCGACGTATAGGGCGCGCACACGATGGCCGACCTTCGCTCGTTCACCGACGCCGACCTCGCACGGCTCGTCATCACCGCCACCGCCTTCCGCGACGGCGACCTCTGGCGCGCGCTGCGCACCGCCGTCCTCGAACCCGAACACGCCCGTATCACCCGCGACCTCGCTAACGAGTCCACCGCGGCCGAGACCTTGAAATTTCGTCAAGGTGAATTGAAACAGGTATCCCGTGCTATCATGCTTATCGACGATTTCTTGCGCGACGTCGAACTAGGCCGAAAACGCCGCGCCGGCAATGTGGAGCGAACGTAATGCGAAACCTATACGCCCGCTGGCCCGCGATCGCGCTCGATCCCGACGACGGCTCCGCCGGTGGCGCCCCCGCTGGCGATCCCACGCCCGACCCTGTCGCCGCCGCGGGCGACGTCAAAGCGGCCGCTCTGGACGCCTCCAAAGCGGTCGCCGACAGCATCAAGCAGGCGATCGAGGCGGCGCGCGCCGCCGCACCCGTCGCACCCGTCGCGTCCAGCCCGTCCATGGCTGACCGTCAAGCCGCGCTCCAACGCGAGGCCGACGAGGTCAATGTCCGCATCGACGCTCTCGCTGCCGACGGCAAGGTCGCCGAAGCACTCGTCCTGCGCGACACGTTCCAACGCAAGGTCAGCACCGCATTCGCCCCCTCGATCGACGACGATCCGACCGTCCAAACCGCGGTCGAAATCGGCGAACGCCTCGCGCGCGCCGAGAATCGCGACTTCATGACCAAGTATGGCGACGAAGTCAAGCGCGCCGTCGCCGCGATGCCCGCCGCCGAGCGCATCAAGCCCAACGCGTGGGACCGCGCCATGCAGACGGTCAAGGTCGCCCACTTCGACGAAATCGTCAACGAACGCGTTGAGTCCGCCGTCACCGCGCGCCGCGCGGAGTTCATGCCGCCCGAGGGCGCCCCGTATCGCTCCCGCAAGCGCGAGGGTGCCGCCGCGAAACTGAATGAGGAGCAATTGTGGGGCATGGACATCACCGGCGTCGACGCCGAGACGTACACCAAGCACGTCAAAATCGAGGAAGAGTTCGATAAGCTTCCGATCAGCAAGCGCGGTCCCGGTTACGGCTACCCCGTGATGGAAGCCACCACGACGATCGCACCGGGCAAGTTCTAACCGCGCGCCGCGGCGCACGAGGCCAACGATGCCGTACATCCCGTCCACAGCCGACCTATTCAGCGTCCCGAAGTGGAACGAGGTCCACCCCGACCTGCATAGCCGTTGGATCTCCACCAAGCCCGACAAGATGCGCGGTCACATGTGGGACTTCGGCGGCGGCGGATACGTCCTCTACGGGTCCCGTTTCGACACGCTCGACAAAGTCAAAGCCGCCGCGGTCGCGCTCGGTCTCAGCGAGTTCCACGTCGACGCCGCTTCCGGCCAGATCAAAATCGGCGACCTCGTCCTCGCCTGCATCTCGAAGGCCGAGTACGAACGCCGCGTCGAGGAGCGCATGGACGCCGCCCGCGACCGCGACCAACAGGCCGTCGACGGCTTCATGGCGATGGAACGCAAGGGTATCAAGCCGCGTGTCTACGATTCTGAGGAACAGTACCGCGACGAGCGCAACTTCGCCGTTCGCGAATCCAACAACCGTGTCGGCGCTTCTCCGCGCCCGCGCGCTCGCGCGTAACTGACAACGGATAACGGAGGCCACACGCCATGCCGCCCGTCACTACAGCAGGTTTTGCCAACCACATGGCCCCTGGCCTTCGGGGTATCATCGGCACCAATCTCGGTGGTCGCGAGTCCTTCTACTCCAAGCTGTACAACGTCGAGACCTCGCAACGTAACTACGAAGACTACCTCGCCGGTGTCGGCCTGCCCATCGCGTCGATCAAACCTCAAGGCGTGAACATCGTCTCGTACGACCCGGTCGAGGGCACGACGAAGCGCATGACGCCCGTCGTCTACGCGGTCGGCATGGAGGTCAGCGCGGAGGCGTGGGACGACGATCTCTACGCGAACAAGGGCTCCGCGATTCGCGACGGTGCCAACGGCATCGCCGACTCGCTCGCCGAGCGCGTCGAGATCGAAGCGCACATCCCGTGGACGACCGTCGGTTTCGGCACGACCGTTTTCAGCGTGCTCCCCGACAACAGCGCGTTCTTCTCGACGACCCACGCCCCGATCACCGGCGCGCAGGGCGTGACGCAATCCAACACGCCCACGGTCGCCGTCGACCTCACCGTCACCTCCTACCGTGCCGGTTTCACGCAATTTCGCAAGTACAAGAACGACCAAGGCTTGCGCATCCCGGGCATCTCGCAGCCGGTGAAGCTCATTGTCTCCCCCGACGAAGAGTACAACGCGTACGAAATCATCCGCTCCCCGGACCGCCCCGACACCGCGAACCGTGCGATCAACGTCTCCCCCAACGCGACCGTCGTCTGCGACCCGTACCTCAGCGACGACCCCGACGCGTGGTTCTTGCAGTCGGCGAAACACTACGCCTACTTCCTCTGGCGGTGGCGTCCGATGCTCGACTCGTTCGATGATCGCCGCGCTCGCGTCGCGGTCCACGTCGGCCTCGTGCGATTCTCGGCACAGCCGGTCCACTGGCTCGGCAACTACGGCAGCCCGGGCGCCTGAGCGCGCACAGGAGATATCGAAATGGCACTCACGCGCGACACCACCGCACCGATCACACCGTCCGCGCTCACCGACAACGGTGCGGCCAAGACCGGGCTCACGTTGCCGTTCGTCTGCAAGGCGTCCGAGGCGTATCGTATCGGTGACATCGTTGTCATGGCGTCCGGCCTGGCCGACGCTGTCGACGCCGCGCAGACCGACGCGACCATCCTCGGCGTCGCCGTGCAGGCCAAGACGGCCGGCGCCGCCGTCGCATCGAGCGACACCGTCCTAATCGCCCGGTACCGCCTTCACCGGCTCCATGACCGGCGCCGCCGGTACGGCCGACCACACCCCGAACGCCACGACCGCCACCGAGCAGGCATTTTGCAAAGCGTCGGTCGACACCGTTCTCAGCCTTGACGCGTACAACGGCTACATCGTCCTCGATGGCGCCGACGTCACCGGCGGTCAGTGTCAGGTGTTCCGCTTCAGTGACCAACAGCTGCGCGGTCAGAAGATGGTCCTCGGCGCGGTCCTGCCGCTCAATCCGCGTGTCGATTTCACGTTCCGCACGTCGTTCTTCCAGGTGGGGTAAGCGATGCCCGAACTCGCAAACGCCTACGGCGGCCCCGGTACAGTCATCGGCGGTCCCGTTGTCGGCGCTCTCGTCCCGTTCGTCCTCGGCCCGTTCACCACGGCGACGACCGTGGTCAGCGGCGCCGGCGAAATCGGCATCAAGTGCCCCTGTGACCTTCGCCTCGAATCCGTCACATGGGCTTTCATGACCGCCCCGGGCGCCGCGTCGACCATGGCTATCTTCAACCACACGGCCACGAACGGTGGCGCCGGTGGCACCGCCGTCCTCGCCGCGACCGCCATCACCGCCGAAGGCGCCGTCGAAGGTGCGGCTTTCGTCTCATCGGCCGTCCGCAACTTCACCAAGGGTCAGTTCATCGTGCTCGACATGGTCATCGGCACGTCCGCGCCGGTGAATATGGTTGTCACGATCATGGCCTACATCAGCGGTCACGCCGTCGCCGACCGCGCGCAACTGTGATGGGCAACAAGGGCTTCACCGCGCCCTACGGACCCGCGACAGGCAAAGCGTCCGTCGCCGGTTCATCGAAACGCAAGCCCAAGAAGCGCGTACCGAAAAAGGGGTGACATTGTGATCGCACTCATCGTCATGATCCTTGTCGCGCTCGTCATCGTCGGCGCGGTCTTATGGCTTTTCCAGCAGATCCCTGGCATCAGCGTCGAGACCAAAGCGCTCGGTACGAAGGTTGTCATCGTCATCGCCGCAGTCTGCATCCTGTTCTACCTGCTCCACGCATTCGGGCTCGTCGGCGGGCGAGACATCCCCGTTCCGAACTTGGGCGGCTAACGACGGCAACGTGGTGTCCGTCTCACGCGTCAGCCGCGGCAAGGTCGAGAAGGTGATGCACGAGTACAAGGCGGGCATGCTGCACAGCGGTTCGGCGACCGGCCCAAAAGTCACGAATCGCAAGCAGGCAGTCGCGATCGCGCTCAGCGAACAGCGACGCGCGAAAGGTAAGCGGTAATGGGTCTGCCTGTCACCATCGCCGGTTTCACGCGACTCACCATCGCCGTTGAACGCGTCGCCGACGCGCTTGAGACGATCGCCGACGGTGCGACCAGCGGTGACGTCGAAATCCCTGATGAAATCGCTGACGCGCTCATCTCTGCCAAAGATGGCCTCAAGTCCTCGACCGACGCCTTGGGTGGCGCGGTCGCCAGCAATCAGCCGTAACAGCACGTAGGAGCCACGCGCATGATTAACATCTCCGAACTCCAAGTACTCGTTGCCGAAGTTACCGCCGAAGTCGCCGAGACCGCCACAGTGGAGGCGTCCGCCGTCACGCTCCTCAACACCCTCGGCCAATTTTTCGTCGACCATGCGAACGACCCCGCCGCGATCGAAGCGATGGGCGTCGCCATGACCAACGCCAAGGGCGCGCTCGACTCGTCCGCCAACTCGCTCGCTGCAGCGATCACGGCCAACACGCCCGCCGCCTGACGCGTACTGCACATGGGTAAGCTCAACTGGCGTTCCATCCTCGGCAAGATCGCTCCCGGTCTTGGCATCGCGCTTGGCGGTCCTCTCGGTGGGGCCGCCGGCGCAATCCTTGCCAAGGTGTTAACACCCGGCAACGACAAGCCGACCGACGATGATCTCGCGCTCGCGATGTCCAACGCCACCCCCGAGCAACTGCTCGCGCTCAAGACCGCTGACCAGCAATTCATCAAGGACATGCGTGCGCTCGATGTTGACGTCTTCAAACTCGAAACTGTCGACGTCCAATCCGCCCGTGCCATGTACGCGGTCAACTACTGGCCGCAGGTGATCTTTAGCACGCTGTTCATCGGCGGCTACTTCATTATCCTCGGCTTCTACCTCACCGGCCGTGTCACGATCGCAGCCGAAATGAAAGACACCGCGACCGTGCTCATCGGCATCATGTCCGCATCGGTCACGGCGATCATGGGCTTCTGGTTCGGTTCGTCCTTCGGCTCACGTGAAAAGACTGCTGCGCTTGCAGCGTCGAAACCCGTGAATGGTGGTGCGTAATGGCTGTCACCGGATTCGGCAACGGTTTCCGCATGACCGCTGCCAACGACGTCCTCGACGCCGTGACAGTCGGCCATCTTCACCCTGTCACCGGCCGTTCGCCCTACAAAACGCGCATCAACGCGATCCACTTCGTCAACGCCGCCGCGACGACGATCGCGACGCTGCGTGCCGGCGGTGTGAGCGGTGTCATCATCTGGTCGCAAACCGTCACCGTCGTCAACGCCACCGTGGCCATCACATTCAGCGCGCCGCAGGACATCGACGATTTCGCCGTCACCGCACTCCCTGCCGGCGCCGAAATCATCGTACTCGTCGCGTAGCGGCGTGGTACAATGGCGTCGCCATGGCTCAACTCTATCCGCCCGAGAACGGCCCGCGCCTCCTCCGCGAACAGTGGTTCGTCAGCGACGTAAGCGGCCGACTCATCCCGGCGTCGCAAGTCGTCCGTGACTACTACCACCGTCTCGTCGGTCGCGATGAGTTGGACGAGTTGGGCCGCGACGAACTCAATGTTGGCTTCACCCCGCGTCCCGAGGCTGCACCCGACAACCCGTAACGCGCGTACGAGGGCCGCATGGCACTGACGAAAGCCGACCTGCGTACGCTCACGAAACAACACCTGGGCAATCGCACGTCCACGAATATCGACGACACCTGGTACAACGCGCGTGTGCTGTCCGGTTATCGTCAGTTGTGCACGTTCCAAGGCTACGTACAAGCCCCGGGCATGCGCCAACCGCAGATGCGTCGTCTCGGCTTCTTCGAACTGCAGGACCGCCAAGCCCGTTCGCTCACGACCGCACTCACGTCGAACTTCGTCACCCCGTCACCGGCGACGAACGTCGTCACGGTCACCGACATCTACGATCGCACCAACAATCGC